TAACTCTTTAACAGAAGCACCAGATTTATTTTCTAAATTAAACAACAAACAAATATTTTTATTATCATCCAGAGAATTTTTACCAAAATTCATAGATATAGACTTATTAGAACTCCAACTTGAAATTCCTTGCATATCCATCGTTTTACCTTGTTTTAATTTATTTATTATTTTATCCGCATCTTCATCTGAAACACCAAGACCTCTGTAAACTGTACCTTCATACTTTTCTGATCTATATATAAAATCATCTAAATCATTTGAATATTTTTCAAACTCTTCATCAAACTGTTTCCCAGAGTATTTATCTCTGTAAGCTTGTTTTATTCTATCGTAATATGAACCAGTATAATAATATAAAGACATATAATATCTATCGGTATCTTCTTCAGAAATGCCTTTAATTCTCTCTTTTATTTTACTTTTCGGATCATATTCTTTACTTTCAGTATGAGATGAAGAAAAATTTTTATTTTGATTTCTTCTAAATTTACCGCTTCTCGCTGAACCGCCTTTATGTTCCGGTATTCCTACATGATTATAATGACCTGAACCATCTCCACCATCAAATACCTTAATAATTTCACATAACATATTTTCACCTTGTTAGCAAAACATTATTAAAATCGCTTAATTTTAAAATAAATTCTTTTTCCAAATACCCTAATACTTTCTTTGAAATTTCTTCATCCTCAGGGTAATAAGCTTCTGCTAATGAGGCCGTAATTATACCAAGTGTATCAGAATCAACTCCACAACTAACAGCGTTTCTTATAGCATCTTCTGTAGAATTTGAATCTATAAAACATTTATAAGCATATGGGATTGTACCTTCACATGTTTCATCAAATAACGCATTTGAAATTTCACTCGGAACAACATATCTGCTTTCTTTTATAATCTTATCTTTGCTCTCATAATAATTAAGCAATTTAAATATTGATTCTGCAATATCAACCGCACCCTTTATACCATATGGATGATTATGTGTTACAGAAGCAGAACATTTTGCTAAAATTCTTACTTCCTTTATTGATTTTGAATACCATGCAATGGGAGATACCCTCATTGCTGAACCATTTCCAAAACTATTATAAGGATACGCTTTTTCATATGTATTTGATAACCCATTTTAAAAAGTTCGATCCATACAACAATTTTGAATCATTATATTTGTTACCATAAGTATAATATTTTTCTTTAAAAATATTAATCAATTTCTCTTCAATATCTTCAATAAAATCGTAACTTTCTTCTGTATATCTCTTATTTATTTCAATCAAAGCGTCAACCGTTGCAATAGTCAATACTGTATCATCTGTATAATACATATCATCTTGAAACAGTTCAAAATCTTTCGTATGAATATTATTAAATTCATATTTAGAACCAATAATATCTCCAGCTATAGTATTTAACAATCTCTTTTTACTTAATCCATCCATTCTGCATTTTTTGTAATCTCTGCCAACTCCTTATCTAATTTTTTATCAAATTCTTCATCATAAATTTCTAAAGCATCATCGTCATAATCAAACTCTTGACTACCAAAAGGGATAATTTCTTCTATCAATCCTTCTCTACCTTTTTCATCTTTCATTTTCATAATCTCTCTTTTTGTGATTTTACTTTTTGCCATATCAGCACCTCCACTATTATTATAACATAAACTATATTTTAGGTCTACTTTTTAATTTAGCACCAGGATTATTTTTTAAATATTCCTTTTCATAAACAGGAATCATCTTTTTAAATCTCTGTTTTATTTCATCATCAGATTCTTTTGTTTTATTTATAAATTTATTATATTTTTCTTTATCTAAAATCTTTAACTTTCCATCTTCACCAGATTTTGCTATTATAACAGGCTCTTTCCCATTGTTATCTATCAATGCAGATTTATTAAATAATCCTGCTAACTCTGGATAATTTACAGATACTTCTTTATGGTTCTTAATCACTGTGTCTACCGAAGGAAATCTACCTGTCCGTAAATATCTTAAATAATTTCTTTTTAACGCTTCATCAATATCTACAGTTGCAAAATTACCCACAACCGGACTTCCTGATTTTTTAGCATCAAGTATTTTCTTTTTCGCCTTTTCTGTTTTTCCAGCAAGTGTACCATCCATTAAAACATTATATTCTTTACTATTTACTGCTTTACTAAATAACTTCTTAGCCAAAGCAGAACTTTCTTCATGTGCAAAACCTGCGGCAGTTGGATCATTTTTAAACTTTAATTCATTATACTCTGGTATATCTTTCTTTAATTCGTCAGGATCTACAACAATACCCATTTTATTTGAAGCACTCAGAACTTCAGGAAATAATTTAGAAATTGCAGTTGTTTTACCACTTGCAGAACCACCACCATTAAAATAAATCACTGGATTATGGGTTTTCTTAACATCTCTAAAATAATTTTTTATTGCTTCATTATGTAATTTTTTTCTATTATTTGAAAGTTTTCCATTTTCTATATATTTACCTACCGAATGTTTTTCAGGATTTTTCAAAACATCAGTATCAAGATATTTCATGAACGCACTTCTACCAAATCCACCTACTTTTCCAGGTCTACCCTCATGACCAAAATTGCCACTACCTTTCCCTCCATCTTTTACTATTATGCCTCTAAAAATACTTGAAATATCATCATAAGTTTTGCTTTTCATATTACTTCACCTACAAATCATCCTCTTCAAAACCAACTCCATTATAATTTTGAAAAAATCCATTAAAAAAACCTTTTTGTACACAACCTTCTTTTAATAACATTCTATACTCAATATAATTAGGCACAATACAAATTAAAAATAAAACTTTTTCCTTAATAACTCTTAATTTCATTTTTTCTACCTCTCTCAATCTGTACTTATAATATATCACATTTTTTTATTTTTGTCTATCTTTTTTATAAACTTTTGCTTCTAAATCATATAATTTATCTATTATAAAACTCATTCCTGAATTTACTTAATGTCATAACTTCAATCTGTTTTGTTTTCCAATTATATACTTTATGCGGCCAGTTTATATCATCCAAATCAATCAAAGGCTCCTGATAACATCTACAATTATAAATATTACCTGCATGATAAGGTAAAGGAATTTTTTTATATTTATGACGTTTATCAAGTAATTCAGGTGAAGCCGGATGCTTATAATTTACTAAAACACCTTCCATAATCTTATGAGAACTTCTCACTGATACATCTTCTGAAGTTCTCCACACATACCAATAAACCCCTAAGTCTTCTGATCTTGCTTGTGTCAAAGCTGAACTAAATTTACTTGTTTCCGTTCGTGCTATTAATTTTGCACTTGCAGAAGAATTGTGAGGAAAAAACTTTTTTATTTCTTTTGAAATATCTTCAGATCTTTTTCCCTTAAACGCTTCTGAATTTATATGCCTTATAACATCTTCAGAAATTTTCAAAGGTAATGTTTCTATAAGTGTAGCGTTATATTTAAACAACTCTTCCATTCTTTTAGAAACATTACCTTTGATTTCTTTTTCTATATCTTTTTTAATTTCTTTTCCTCTACTACTCTTTCTTGCCGCTTCGCGCCAACTTCTGGAATTTGAAGCTAATAACATAGTAGATATTGTTTTTACTATTTCATTTGTCTTACGTTTATAAATTTTAGATTTTGATGCATTTTTTAAAACAGCTTTAAATTTTGATATATCATCTGTATATTTTAAAGCCTCTTTTTTTATTGGCTTTAATAATTTATTTAATAAAGTTACATATTTTCTTTCTATATATTTTGGTGTATCAAAATTCTTTTTTTTCATTTCTTTTTACATAATCTTTCAAATTTTTCTAAACTATTTAATGCTTTTAATATAAACTTTGTATCTTCTGCTTTTCCCATTGTTGGTATTCTTTTATTCAACATTTCGTCTTCGTCACATTTATCAAAACTTGATTTAACATATTCTAACATTGTATCATCTTTTTCTTCTACCTTTTCAGGAAGTTTTAAACCCTTACTTTCCTTATTAAATTCTTTAACATTTTTCTCACCAACAACTTCTTTTCCTTTTTCAGAATTAAAAAATCTTCTCTGAGCTTCACTTTTGTATGGCATTATTTTTTACCTTTCTAACAATTTTTCATGCTTTTTATTTTTTGCTTTAAACATTTCTTTATTAACATAGCTTTCAAAACGCTCTATTTTAAATAAATTTCTATTTTCAATAATTTGTACTGCACTATCGATTTTTTTCAAAGTAGATTCTAATTGTTCTGAAACATCTTCCCAAAGTTCTTTTTCTGGCTCAATTTCTTCCTTTGCATATATCTCATGATCTCCACCTTTTTCGTACAAATCATTAATCTTTTTGACTCTGCTTTCAATCATATTATCAACAGAATTTCTTACACTATTAATAATATCATTAGCCCATTTTTTCTGCTTTTCAGAGCCTTTTAAATTACTCAAATCTACTTTTTTAATTTCTCTTCTAACAACCATTTTTCTATCTCCTTTATTTTTACTAATATTACCTTTACTATTTATATCTTTATATTTATTTCCAAAAACTTTTGGATTACCTGCAATCAAGCCTCCACCTTCACCGAAAGCTACATATTGATGTCTCACTGTTTTCCAGTCCACTTCTTGACCATTTACAATTGCGTCGGCAACTCTTTTTAAGTTTATCATATTTCATCACCGTTTATCAGAAAATCAAAATTAATATGCCGTTTTTAACTGAGTATTTTCAATCCTAATATTTAAAGCTCTGTTATAACCAAACAAACGATAGGCAGTATTTTTAGCATCTTCTTTATTTGCTTTACTATTTGCTCTATGAGAACTATAAAATTCAAATTCACCGTAATCATGCCCATCATCATAAAACGCAATATATTTTCTCATTTTTCTACCTCTTTTCATCGTTTTACTATCTTAAAGATAAATTTAATTTCTAATAGTAAAATTATATATTGTTGTCAAAACATTAAATTCTGTTTTACATTCTTCACAATATTATCTCAAATAATTAACAGCCTCATTTATTTTTTCACTATCTTCTGTCACAGCCCAATCAACACCATCTAATCGTACTATATAATAACGTTTCATATTACACCTCTTTTTCTTTCTCTACTCAATTACAAGCTCTACACTAACTCCTTTTAAAACAGATTTACTTTTCTCTAAAAACAACTCTGCTCTAATTTTATCTCTAAACATAAAATAATTATTATTTATTTTTACAAAATAACTCATATCTCTCCTAATCACGCAACAGCATTTATTACATAGATTGAATCACTATTTTTTCTCTCAAAGAAAAGACCATTGAACTTATAACCTCTTACTATCAATTTTACATCTTCCTTGTCATATATACCTAAATTAAATTCTTTTTCCGTTTTCACATTTATTTTAGTCACTTCATATCTTTTCATTTTTTCTACCTCTTTTCTTTTTTTCTAACTCATAACTCCTATAATTATAATAGCATGATTTTATAGTTTTGTAAATATAAATTATATAATTTCTTTAAATTCTTTCAATTCTTTGCTACATATTTTATACAAAAGATCAAAATATTCTTTTTCTTTTTCATCATTTATATCAATGTTATTTTCTAATACATCACTTAAAAATACACTAATATATTTAATTACACTTTTTAATTCACCAGCTTTATTAATAACTTCTTGTTTTGCAA